AGATCAATTTCAGCATCATTAGGTATCCAGTTCAGAGTCTTACCTGCATGTTTACTAAATTCGTGAAGATTAGTGAGTGTAAAGTCCATTACTATAATTTACGAAGAATATAGGGAATAAAAAACCCACCATATAGGTGGGTCTTAAATACTTGTCGGGTAAAGTCTTAGTAGTTAAGGACGCAATAATCCATTGCTACTGTAATTCCTAGTTCAGCGACATCAGATGTAGCCCAATCGAAAGAACCTTGTTCCATTGAAGTAATGAAAGCTCCTTTGATTATCCATTCAGATACTATATCTCCTACTGGGCCTAATACGTTAAGTACTAAATCTTTTTTGTAGAAATCTGAGTATCCTGCTCTTCCTGTTACTGATTCGTATGATAAACGAGCCCATTCCATTACTGCTTGTGCTCCAGAAGGTGTAATCGGATCATATAAAGTCATGTCCATGTTACCCCATTCTCTTTTACCACGAATTTTTCGGTATGTGTTAATATGATCGAGTTTGACTTCTTCGTCCTCGAAGTTAGGAGCTGTTACGTTTTTAATCATAAAGGACGGAATGTTGTCGATATACATTACGAATCTATTCTGTACTTTAGGCTCGAAAGCTCTAAACATTATCTCATTTGGATCTAATACTGCCATTTTATTACTTTATTATAAATATTATAAATTTAAAATTATGCTCCAAATGTTGCTCCTGATGGCTCAATCGTGAAGTCTAATACGATAAACTAGACTGTTTTAGCAGGTTGAATGAAGATTTGACCAATCAATTGGTTTCTATCTATCACATCTGGTGTGTTATTTGACTCGTCCATTACTACTCTATAAGCGTAAAGTCCCTGTCTCTGTACTACTGACTCTAAGAATGGATTAACCTGTGCTAGGAATCCGTTTCTAGTTGTAGTTGTATTTTGTTCGAATACTAGTGTTCTTGATATATCACCAACGAATTTTTTAAGTTCGATCATTAACCTACGAACGTTTACTCTGTCTAATGCAGAAGATTTAGTTTGTAAGGTTTTTTGTCCGAATACATTAATTCCAGCTCCTGGGAAGGTAGCGATTGGATTAATTGTAGCATCGTATAGTGTATCTCTTTGATTTCTAGTTAATTTTCTTTCTGCTTGAATAACGTCTCCGATTCCTCCTCTAGTAAGTCCAGCTGGTGCAAACCATGGTGCAGCGGCACCGTCTGTAAATGCATATACTCCTGGTATAATAGTTGAAGCTGGTATCCATACGTTTTTACCGGTAGCTGATTGGGTTTGTAACCAAGGCCAGTAAGCAGCTCCATAAGAACTATTAACTGAGTCTGCAGCAGCGGCTGCATTTGCCACACTAGTACCGTAGTTAGATAAATCTACTACTGCAATCGTGTCTCCTCTACTTTCTGCAAGAGAGATAATAGAATCTACTTGAGTTCCGTGGGAAGCTCTGGTTAAACCTGGTACTGAAATAATGTTGTATACGTACTCATCTGTATTTCCTAGTAAAGAGATAACATTAGTATAATTACCTCCTGTAAGTCCTTGACTTCTTGTACTTATATCTCCAAAGTAGTTATTTGTTACTCCTGCTACTACATTGTCTCCTGATCCTCCTGTAAATGAGCCTGATTGTGCTGTTGGTAAAGAACCAGAAGCAGCATCTACTCTTATCGAACCGTTATTACCCATGTAATTTAATGTTGGGTTATTAACAGCTGATATTCTAATGTATTTAGATCTATTAACATATTCTCCTGTAGTAGAAATAAAAGCTGGTGTTTCACTAGTATTAATAGTTTTAACTTGGTTACCAATTACTTTTTCTACGTAGTTAGTAGATTCTGGATCTAACGTCATGTTAGTAAAAGATTCTAATACTACTTTATTTTTATGGTTATCGTCTCCTCTTCTAATGTTAAGGCTAAATGTACCTTTTTTACTATTAACATTAGTTACTTCCCATCTTACATTATCGTTACTTCCTTCTACTAATGATCCATCAGTGTTCTGTGAGCCTGAGTTATTATATAGAGCACCTTTCCCTAATGTTTGGATTGTAAACGGGTCAGTAATACTTCCTGTTGCTGCTGCAACGGTAGTACTGTTAGAAGCTCCAAATGATCCTGTAACAACTCTAGTTACAAGCATTGAGTTTCCTCCGTTACCAAAGTAAGACTTTACAGCAATTGAAGTTAAAAATTCTTGTTTAGTGGATCCAGAAGTAAATGTAGTACCGAAAACATTACTATATTGCCCGTAAGAGGTAATTAAAGTAGGAGTTTCCACCGGTCCTTTGACTGCTGGTCCAATGATTGCTGCCCCGGCTACAAGAGCGGCTGGAGCGATAAATGATATATCGTTCTCTCTTGTTAGTACGCCTGGGGAGATTAATGTTTCTGCCATGTTATATAAGTTAAATTATTGAGTACTCTTATAAATATCGTAAATACTTCGAAACCGCTAGTATAACGGTGAACGGTATCGTATATAAATATAGTGAGTTAACTCTAAAAGACTATAAAGGTATAAATTCTCCTGAATCTATATTAACAGAGCCTTTTCCATACTTATCTTCTAGTGTTTTTGCTAGTTGATTTTCTTGAGCTTTGAGCTGATCTAAAAATTCTAATGCTCTAGATTTTCTTTGTTTAAGACTCTCTTCAGATATAGATATCTGTCCAAACTCGTTAACTACTCTTTCTGTAGAACTTTTTATTTGTGATAGTTGATCGACTTCTTCTTTTGTTAGTTTCATATTATCTTTGATTTATTTTTTAAGGCTTCTACTAGGTTTGGGAATAATTCTTTCCAGTCTTCTCTTCTTACCTTGTCTACTTCTTGTGTTGTGTTAATAAATTCATTTATAAGATTACTATCTTCTGTATTGTAGAAATTACTTTTTAATCTCTTAAAAAAGCTATCTTCTAGTACTCCCTCTATATTGTCTAGTTTTTTCTTTCTAACTTCTAAAGGTATTACCTTGACATTATGATAGTCTGGGTAATTTACATAATTATCTCTTATAGTACTTATTACTCCTGTACCGTCTTTATAATATAGGCCTTTTTCTTCTAAGTACAAATGAAGTTGCTCTATATATAAAAAATTAAATACATGTATCGTCTGGATAATAGCATAAGTAAAGTTATATTTATCGGTATATTTTTTTATATTACCAATTACGGTTTCAAATCGACTTAAGCTTCTTATGTAATCGTTTCTTTTAAAAGTATCATCTAAACTAAAGTTTAAGTTAACTTCTTTAAAGTGGTGTAATTTATCTAATATTGGTACTATTCTTTCAAACTTATAATTTCCATTCGTAATATAGGTAATGTATATATCTTTTGCTAAATCTCTTTCTATTAGCAAATCTAATAAGTATGAATGTTTATCAACTAAAAATGGTTCTCCACCACTAATATGTAACTCATCTAATTTAAAACCATTTTCTAATAAATCTAAATATACTTTCGGATCTTCTACCCAATCGTAGTCAACTCCTTCTTTTTTTAAGTTATCATACCCGCTAGGCAGGTTAATTTTATCTTTAAGTTTATAATAATCATCTACCCAAGATGTTGAAGATTCAGCATTACAGCTTCTACATTTTAAGTTACAGAAATTACCTAGTCTGAGTTCTAAATAAGTAATATCTGGTTTTATAGTGCCGTCTTCTGATGTTATATCATTTAATGTTTTTTCATCTATAATTTTTTCTTTATTTCTTTTAGAAAAACCTCCTGCTTTTTCTATATTATGACAAGTAAGGCACGCTTCAGGTACTTCCCCATCTAACATATCCCTTCTAATCTTTCTAAAAGATTCTGAATTAACTATTTTATTAACTCCGTCATTAATATGTACTGGTCCGCTTTCTTGGTCGTTAAAGTTTTGAGAAAGTGCGTATTTACTATCCCAGTTCGCTTCACAACATACAGACGACCAACCATGAGGCATTACACTTAAATGTTTCCACGGAAGACTACATATAAACTTACTCATAGTAGTGTTTATTTTTTAAATCAGCAAATTCAGGAAAAATATTAAAAAAGTCTACTTTTCTTAGCTTATCTAAATTTGCTTGAATTATACTGTACGTTTCTTCTTTATGATTATCAACTTTTGATTCTAACCCTTCTTTAATATACACTACTACCTTTTCAAAAGCTAGTATATCCATGGTTTTAAGGTTGTCTGGTGCATCTAAAGTTTTTATCCATTCTATATGCTTATTATACTTGTTGACTAGAGCACCTAAGTGCCCTTTAGGTAATTTGTAAAGAGCATATTGAGGAGGATTATGTAAAATATTAGCATGAATTTTACCAACAGTTATATACTTCTTTTCGATAAATTCTCTATGTAAATCAACTACATTGTAAGAATTCATCCAGCTTATAGTTGGGGCTATATTAAAATTTAAATGGGGAACCTCTTTCTGTAGTCTTTCAATATTAGCTTCTACATTATCCCACTTAATATTAGTACGAAGATATTCTCCTCTAGAATGAGAACCGTCTAGACTAGCTTGTACACATATTTCTTTAAATTGCTGCCATAGAGGCACCACATCCCATTTACCGTAAGTTAATTTAGCCATATTTGTGCTATACAGTAAGGCGATTTTCTTAGCTCTACCTTTATCTATAATCTTATTTAGTAGTTTATAGTGTTCTGGTAGCATTAGTGGTTCTCCCCCTGCAAAATATATTTGCTCAATGTTATCTATTTGATCATATATTTGAGTAAGTAGATTATCTGTATTCTCTATCGATTTTAACTTAGGTTCTGAGGGGAGTGAATGTCCTAATTGTACTGAGTCACCATACCATGCAGTTGACCATCCGCTGCTACAAGTTACACATTTAAGGTTACATTTATTAGAAAAACGTATATCAATATACCTCAGTTTTAGATCCGGTATAAAGAAATTATTAGCATTAGTAGCTTTTACTACTTCATCATAAGCATACGAACGGTTAAAGTGGTACCTTAGTGACCCTAATCCCTTATCTTCTAATTCCCAGCAATGATTGCAAGCTTTAACTCTTACTCCGTTATGCAGATCTTTACGCAGTTGTACAGCAGCAGGAGAGTTCATATGATCAAGTAAATTATCATCGCCAGAGTATGTGGATAGCCTGCTTTCATAATTAAAAATACAACATGGCATAAACTCACCCTGCATTCCTATGTAGGAAGCAACATAGGGAGCAGAGCAAAAAGTACTGTTTGTACTGTTTAAATCTTTTTTCATTAAATTAATTTTGTTTCTAAATCTAAATTTGAAACAACGTTACTATACTTGTTTAATTTGCGAACCTCATTTAAAAATTGAGAATGTTCGGGATGATCTCGGTCAAAAACATTTACTTCTTTAAATTCTTGTTCAGTATATGTTCCCCAATTAGAAATTCTATAAAATAATACCGTATGTTCTTTATGTCCTTTAAAAATACTATTCATAAGTATAGTAAATTTTTCAACTTCTTTATAGTTATCTCTTTGTACTACAAATGATGTGGTAATCCTTTTAACTGTCTCAATAGTATTAAGGAAGTGAAGGTTATCAATTAAAGTGCTCCATTTTCCACCTCTTCTTATCACTTCATATGTTTCTTTACATGCCCCATCAATACTAATTTCGCATTGATCTATAAACTGGT